TACTCATGAATGGTACTGGTGTAGGTTTTTCGGTCGAAACTAAATATACTGATCGATTGCCCGTAGTACATGAGGAGTTTCATCCTACAGATACTACTATCGTTGTTGCTGACTCGAAACTTGGCTGGGCGAAAGCACTTAAGCAACTGATTGCCCTGCTATACAACGGAGAGATCCCTGCGTGGGATGTAAGTAAAGTCAGACCTTCTGGCTCACCACTCAAAACTTTTGGTGGTCGTGCCTCTGGTCCTGAGCCACTTGTAAATCTATTTAATTTCTGTGTTCGGAAATTTCAAAACGCCAAAGGCAGAAAACTCACCTCTATTGAATGCCACGATATTGTATGCAAGATCGCCGTAATTGTGGTGGTTGGTGGTGTTCGTCGAAGTGCTCTCATTAGTTTATCTGATTTACAAGATCCTGACATGCGCACTGCTAAGTCAGGTAATTGGTGGGAAGGTGAAGGTCAACGTGCCCTTGCTAACAACTCCGTTAATTATCAGTCTAGGCCAAGCATGGCAACCTTCATGCGTGAGTGGTTGTCTTTGTATGAGTCTAAGTCTGGAGAGCGAGGCATCTACTCATCGTACGTTGCCAAAAAACAAGTAGAAAGGTTGAATGATAGATATGGACATCGAGTTGGGGACGCAGTTGGAGATAATGGAGGCGATAGCCGAGGAAATGTTAGAGAACCCAGAGAAGATTTCGGCACAAATCCATGCTCTGAAATCATTTTACGGCCACGAGAGTTCTGCAATCTTTCTGAAGTCGTCGTTAGAAAATCAGACACTTATGAGTCTCTCGAGAGCAAAGTACGGCATGCAACAATACTTGGAACATGGCAGTCAACTCTTACCGACTTCAAATACATCACAAAAGAGTGGAGTAGAAATTGCGAAGACGAACGACTCTTGGGAGTATCACTTACGGGAATAATGGATCACCCTGTGTTAAATGGTAGTAAGGGTGATAAGAAACTGATTGAATGGCTAAACAATCTGCGTGACGTAGCGAGGGAGACCAATGAAGAATACGCAAGACGACTCGGTATTAAGTCCAGTGCGTCAATCACATGTGTCAAGCCATCTGGTACAGTTAGCCAGTTGGTTGATTCTGCCAGTGGTATACATGCTCGCCATAATCCTTATTATATTCGGACAGTCAGAGCAGACAACAAAGACCCACTCTGTCAGTTCATGAAGGATGCAGGTTTCCCTGCGGAACCTGACTTTATGAAGCCAGAGCATACAACTGTTTTTTCCTTTCCGATGAAAAGTCCAGCAGGGGCAGTATTTCGACAGGACAAAACTGCCATCGAGCAGATGGAACTATGGAAAATTTACCAAGAACACTGGTGCGAACATAAGCCATCGATAACCGTATCAGTAAAAGAAGATGAATGGATGGAAGTAGGAGCATGGGTATATGATAACATTGATGATATTTCTGGTATTAGTTTCCTTCCTTTCAGTGATCACGTCTATGAGCAGGCACCATATCAAGACTGTGATGAGGAGACTTACAAAGAATGGGTCGCCAAAATGCCAAGAGACGTTGACTGGAGTGAGTTGGCATCATACGAGGCACAGGATTTTACTGCAGGGGCACAGGAGTTAGCCTGTAGTGCTGGTGGATGTGAAGTAGTAGACATTTGAAAACCGCAAAACCCTAAATAAACATAGAAAACTAATCTTTTTAAGTGGTTCAATGACTCTGAGATTTAGCGAATTTTTATCTGAAGGACCCGTTCAAACGTATCGAGTCCATGGTGGTGGACGTGGTGGCGTAACCAAAAAGAAAAGATTTTGGGCATGCCCTGCTGGTCATAAGCGTAAATCGCTTGGGCCAGGCAAACCACCCAAATGCTTACCAAAAGGAGTGCCGACTCTGACTGGTGCAGCAAGGATCAAGAAGCAGTTCGCTATTAAGAAAAAAATACGTACCCAAAAATCGAAAGGTGCTGGTTATAAAGCAAAGATCGGTTTGAAGGTAAGTCAAGCATTAAAATTTCGCAAGAAAATGGGCATTCGAACTCCGGGACGTTAATATGAAATTAATCAAAGAATACAATGAGGAAAACCTGCTATGCGAAGCAGTGATTGATGAGTCTGAAGGAAAGAAGTCTCACTTTATTGAGGGAGTCTTTCTACAAGGCAATATCAAAAATCGCAATGGAAGAGTTTACCCCATGGAAACTCTGAACAAAGAGGTCAAACGATACACTGACAAGTACATTAATAATAATCGTGCTTTTGGTGAGTTGGGACACCCTGACTCTCCGACTGTGAATCTAGACCGAGTTTCACATATGATTACTTCGTTAACTCCTGAGGGAGATAACTATATCGGTAAGGCAAAAGTCATGGGAACTCCTATGGGAGAGATCGTGAAAAATCTTATCAATGAAGGTGCCAAACTTGGAGTGTCATCCCGTGGTATGGGTTCGCTCAAACCAGGTAAGGATGGTGCTAACGAAGTCCAGGATGATTTTTTCTTAGCGACTGCAGCAGACATCGTTGCTGACCCATCTGCCCCCGATGCTTTTGTCGAGGGTATTATGGAGGGTAAGGAATGGATCTGGGACAATGGTGCTTTACGTGCTGTTGACCTTGAGTTTGCCCAGCAACAAATCAATCGGGTTTCCGCAACTAAGAATGCGGTACTGCGTGAAGAAAGGCAAAGGACCTGGCTCGACAAGTTCGAGATCTTTGCCTCAACATTGCGGTAACCCTAAATAACTTTAGGACAAATTCCAAAGGATATAAATGGAAAACATTCAAGAAGAAGGTACTAAAGTGGCGACTCCAGGTCAATCTGGTAAAGCAGAGGATCTCGGAGGAGAAGACGGACAGAGTAAAGAACTCAAAATGAAGTCAAACGCCACGGCCAAAGGTAAAGCAAAACCAGGATCGAAAGAGAGCAGTGCAACTCCTGTAAAAGATCCTAGTGCTAAACAAGAAAAAATGTATGATGGTGAGGAAGTTGAGGTTGAGGAAGTACAAGAGCCAAAACCCCATACTAAACTCGGCATGATCAAACAGATTCAAGACAGGATCACTTCTATGAAGAAAGCAGAAGTCGAAGAAGTCCTCACCTCTTTCAAAAACAAAGAGGAAGAAGAAGCCAAAAAGGCTAAAGCAGAAGAAGAGGGCGATGAAGAGGAAGAGCAAGTAGAAGAAGGTGAAATGCCACCTGCTCTGAAAAAAGCAATGGACAAGAAGAAAGAAAAGTCCGAAGGCAAAATGATGGGTGGTGAAGAGGAAGAAGATGACGACGAGGAAGAAACCAAGTCGAAGAAGACTGAAGCCAAAGCCACTAAGGTTAAGGCAGAAGATCTGAACCTTGACATTTCATCTGATGCCAATGCTCTCTTTGAGAAGGCAGATGTTGAGTTGAGCGAAGAGTTCCGCAAAGATGCAATGGTCATCTTTGAGGCAGCAGTAGCCACTCGCGTAGTTGATCTTGTCAACAACAAAATCGACCAATTAAACGAAGATTTCAATGTTGCCCTCGAAGAAGAGAGAAGTGAGATTGAATCTAAGTTGTCTGAGAAAATCGATGACTACCTTACTTATGTCTCAGAAGAGTGGATGAAAGAGAATGAGTTAGCAGTTGAGCGAGGCATCCGTGCTGAGTTGGCTGAGAACTTTATCTCAGGTCTCCGTGATCTCTTCAAAGAGCATTACATCGAAGTACCAGAAGAGAGAACAGACGTGATTGAGGAACTGTTCGCTAAGGTCGAAGGTCTCGAAGAACAATTGAATGTTGAAATGCAAGCAAATATTGCCAACCTCAAGGCACTTAAAGATTACAAAAAGGTCGAAGCGATCGCTGAGGCATGTCAAGGTTTGACGTCAGTCGAGCAAGACAAAATGGTAGAACTCGCTGAATCCATTACTTACGAGAGTGATGAGCAGTTCGTATCAAAAATGCAGGTGATCAAAGAGTCCTATTTTAAAGATCGTGATTCTGATTCTGTTGAGGATACTCGACAAGAACTAACCGAAGCAATGAGTTCAACTGAGGAATTGGACGAAGAGCAAGGTGAGGTCAAGAGTGATCCTCAGATGGAACGATATACATCGGCAATTCGCAGAGTTCAGCGAATCGTCACTTAGTTTTTAACTGACAGGAGATAAAATGTATCTTTCAGAACAATTACAAAAGAAGTGGGAGCCAGTCCTGTCCCATGGGGATCTGCCCGATATTAAAGATCCCTATAGGAAAGCAGTAACGGCTATCCTTCTTGAGAACCAAGAAAATGCTTTGCGTGAGCAGTTCGCTGCTGAGCATAGCATGTTCCTGTCTGAAGCAGCACCAACTAACCAAATGAGTGGTTCTAACGGACTCGGTGGTTTCACTGGCACAGGTAGTGCAACAGGTGACCAAGCGATTCAGTTCGTTGATCCCGTATTGATCTCATTGGTACGTCGTGCAATGCCTAATTTGATGGCATACGACATATGTGGTGTTCAGCCAATGACTGGTCCAACTGGTTTGATTTTCGCAATGAGAAGTCGCTATGACTCTCAAAGTGGAGACGAAACTTTCTACAACGAACCTAACACTTTCCATTCTGGAGGAAACACCTCTGATGGAAGTGCTATCACTTCAGCTCAAACTGCCATTCTTGGCGGTGCGTCTAGCTCACCTCTTGGTTTAGCTCTTACTGGCCAAGGTGGAGGTGCTTCAGTGGCCGAAGGTGAAGCAGCAGGTGATGGGTCCGCTCGTGGTGCTGGATCAACTGGTATTGGTACACAGGCAGGTCAAATCGCCGAAATGGCCTTCAGTATCGAGAGAGTCTCAGTCGAGGCAAAGACTCGTGCACTGAAAGGTGAGTATTCAATGGAACTTGCTCAGGACTTGCGTGCCGTTCACGGACTCGATGCAGAAACTGAGTTAGCAAATATTCTGTCCACCGAAATTCTTGCTGAGATCAATAGAGAAGTCGTTCGCACGATTTACACTATTGCTAAGCCAGGTGGTGTGAACAATACTGCTGCTGGAACCCTTGATCTTTCTGCTTCATCCTCCGATCATGATGGTCGTTGGTCTGTGGAACGATTCAAGTCACTTATGTTCCAGATCGAAGTTGAGGCAAATGCCGTCGCTAAGGGAACTCGACGTGGCAAAGGTAACATCGTCATTACGTCAGCAGATGTTGCTAGTGCCCTGCAAATGGCAGGAGTTCTTGACTACGGTCCAGTCCTCAATAGTCTGAACAGTCTTAATGTTGATGACACAGGTAATACTTTTGCTGGTGTCCTCAATGGTCGTTTCAAAGTATACGTTGATCCGTATGCTGGCGACTTTACTGCTGGATCAGATGCTGGCATGCACTATTTCGTGGTCGGGTACAAAGGTTCCAGTGCTTATGATGCTGGACTTTTCTATTGCCCATACGTACCACTGCAGATGGTTCGTGCTATTGGTGAGAACACTTTCCAACCAAAAATTGGATTTAAGACGAGGTATGGAATTGTAGAGAATCCGTTCTCTCAAGGTCTTACCGTTGGTGCTGGTGCTCTCAATGCCAATACTAATGAGTACTATCGTGGTGTTGCAGTCAAGGGTCTGCTTGGCTAATAGTTAACCAAGAGGTAATCACTTTAAGGCACTCGAGCAATCGGGTGCCTTTTTTTATTGGAACTAAATACAGTATGGCAGTTACAATACCTACATCTTCGAGTAATCCGAATCTATTATCCAACGTATCGTTTAATATGGCGATAGCAAAGTTTCCTAACGTAGACTTCTACGTTCAGTCAG